TTATCATAAAAGTGTTTATCCACTCCACCGTGAAATAGTGCAATCTTGGTTTGTTCACTATGATTATCAGGAGAAGGCATAGTATCTGTTCTTTGTTTACCCTCTTTATCAATATCAAAAATAGACAATGTAGCAAAGTCAACATTGTCCATTGTATAAACACCTGTCTTTTTCCAATAGTGTAAATTAGGTGTAATCTTTTGAACTAAATCGACAATAGGTGAAAGTGTATCTTCTCTTGATTTATTGTTTAGATTACAATCGTGGTTACCTGGAATGATGATAGTGGGAGCAATCTTACATAATGATAAAAAGAAGTTTGCAACCATTCTGACTTCTTCAGGTGATGTATCAAGTTTTCCGTGAACCACATCTCCACCGATGTAGATAGCATCTGGTTTTAATTCTTTTAATTGTTTATATAGTTTCTTAAATACTTGTCTGTATTCTACAAAACGATGTAATTTACGAATATGTATATCTGCTAAATGTGCAATTGTTTTAATCAATTATTGTCTCCAATCCTAATTCATACCTTTGTAATAACCACCAAGTTTTTCTATAACCTTCTACTTGATGAAATTTACAATTATCTGTTTCTTCCATTAATTTTGCAAGTGGATAATCATTTCCACCCTTCATTGTTCTATCACCTATGAATATGTATTCATCTTTTGATGTAACTATATTTCTATCTTTTATGTGTTCTAATATCTGTGATTTATCTTTTCCTTTAGGATAAATGTCAATTGATATTTGTCCACCAATTACAGCATCTAGTTCAGGAAACTTATGTTTTAAGAATGTACTGATTTTTTTTCTTTCACCATTTTCATTATCCCATTTGAAGTATTCTTCTCTTTGTTCTTGAGTACAATCTCTACCAACAATACTGAAATTAACCATAGAACCTCTATCTTCAATATGATTTCCATATCGATGTTCATATTGACTACTGATTAACATGACATCTAATGCATTTTTTAATTTACTTGACATTTCAAATTTATTATCATAAATTAAATCAGCATGTTTGGGATGAACTGCTGCATCAGATTGCCAAAATTGATTACCACAACAAGTAAAAATACCACTTGAATGTATTTCCATTTCACACATCTGTTCTTGTAATTTTTCTATATCACTACCCGTAACTAAGTAGAATGTATTCGTCTTCACCCATTCTTTAAAGAACTTTCGAAACTCTTTTGTCATTGGTAATCTTGATGGTGTTAATGTCCCATCTACATCAAATATGTATACTTTATTCATCGAAAGCTCCTATTTTCATCTTAATAAATTGAACTATTTCTTCGGCTATATTTTTTTTTGTAAAATTTTCCATACCTTCAAAACCAGGATTGGAATTAACCTCACATATTTTATAACCACCATTATCAAATAGTAAATCTACACCAGCAATATCTAAATTAAGTGCTTTAGATGATTCTGATGATAACCACTCTATTTGTTCATTCACCTCATATGGAAATCCTTCACCACCACGAGTTAAGTTAGCTCTAAAATCGTCATCAGTTGATTGTCTCATCATGCAACCAACTACTTTATTATTTACGACTAATACTCGTAAGTCTTTACCCCAAGTATCTTTAATAAATTCTTGTATAATAATATTATAACCTGGTTTTGTTAATTCGGCCATTGTTAATAATTGTTGCAATTGTTTTTTAGTTTCCGCTAAAAATACACCTTTACCATAACTACCACTTATTGTTTTTACTATTGCTGGAAATCCAATATGTTTGTTTACAAACTCAACATCGATTGGATGTTTTAATAACATTGTTTTTGGAATGTCAAGATTAGATTGAGCTAAAATTTGATGTGAGTATAACTTATCTTTAACATTTTCTATAGCATCACTACCATTTATAACAGTAACTCCCATTCTTTCAAAGTGTCTGATAACTGCTTTAATATGATAAGTTGTTCCACTACCTGTTCTTGGAAATATAAATTTAGGTAATGGTAATGATTTTCCATTAACTAATATAGAACTTTTATTTTCTTTATTAACAAATATATCTATCTCATTTGGGTCAATGAGTTTTATTTCAATATTATGATTATTAAATTCTTCAACTAATCTATTAGTTTCATATGAATTTTGAAATTGTGGTTTACATAATATCCAACCTTTAACCATATAATCTACCTTTAACTATATCTGAAAATTTTGATTGTTGAGTTGAATTGAGTAATTCCCAAAACTTTGTAAAACCTAATTCTGAGGGGTCTTTGTCTTTCATATTTAATAAGTATGTTTCAATTCCATAATCCATTAAAAACTTACTTAACTTAATTGCATCTTGTCTCGCGTCTTCATCTAATGCAACATATATCTTTTTTACTTGTTTTTCTACTAATCTTGTTACCAATGTTTTACTTGGAAACTTACCTAATAAAGGAATAGCATTATTTCTAATAGCTATAGCATCAAACACACCCTCAACTAATACAATGGGTTCATTCCAATTTACAAACATTTCAAAACAAACTGTATCCTTTGACATTGGTGGATTTTTGTATTTGAACTTTGAATTTGGAAACATATCTCTTGCTATGAAATAATTCAATTTACCATCAGCATCGTAACTTGGGATAATAATACGATTAGAATACCCATTAGAAGAACAATACCCCATAGAATAACGAAGAATATCTATCGAACCAATGTTTCTTTGTTTAAGATAATGTATGGCATTCTTATATAATGGGTCATCAGATTTTTTCCAAAGTGGTTGATAACATTGTGGTAATGAAACATTATATTCTGTTTTTTCATCTTTTTCGTGTTTAACACCTTTATAATCACCAAGTATCCTTAAAACCTCTGAAATGATGTTTTTAGGAGCGTTTATCTTTCGTAGGAGTATTCCTATCTTATGTCCACCTTGATTACATACCCAACAATGCCATTTTTGAGTGTCAAAGTTTACTTGAAGTTTCTTTTTGTGATGATTACAGAAAGGACAATGAAAAGCACTTTCACCATTTTTCATTTGGTAACTCTTCATCAATACTTTTTCTAACAATGTAACTAATTCGTATTTATACATTTAAAACAATATACGAAAGATTTATGAATAAATCAAGCTTTTTTTTCAAAAAGTGACATTACTAAACCATCGTACATATCGATATTCCTTTTATCCCAATTTCCTCGTGTAGTTTCTTTACACCATTTTGATGTATCATACATTTCTTCAATCTTCATTTTAACTAAATCTTTAGCTTTTATACCTTTTACTCGTGCTTTTCCAAATACATTCTTTCTGGCAGTCATTGGATTTATATTATGAACTTTATATTCAAAATGTTCTAACATAAAACAAAGTATTGCATTAAACTTTGCTAACTTGATAATAACTTGTTGTGAAGTTCTTCCACCAGCAAAACCTGATAGATTATCTTCAATGTTAATATCCGTTACCTCATTAATATACGAACTTTCATTCAATTTTTCAAGCACTTTTTGAACTTTATCTTTGGGTGTTTTTTCTTTTTTGATGTCGATAAATCCCATATCTAGAATTTTCTTATCTTGTGTGAATGCATAACCAACGCAAGTTGTCGATGCATCTAATCCTAATGAAACCATTTATTTCCTTACATATCTAATTTTATTTTAAATGTTGTCGTTACTTTATTACTTTTTCTTATTGGATATGGTAATTTGGCGACAATTACAGGTGTATCACCATCACCTTTTTGATATAAATTTATAGTTGTAATATATGGTGTAAAATTACTTGAAGTAAAATCAGCTGCTAAATATGGATTTGAAAAAACAGATGAAGTAAATTCATTAATTGTAGAAAAAGTTCCACTTAAAGGCATTCTTAAAGTATAATTCATTGATTTATTAAATTCATGAGGTTTTAATGTAATAGAATATTCATGTGTAGTTAATTTATCATAAGAATCAATATTTAATGTAAAATCTTTTCCAATATCTGAATAATTAACACTTCCAGACCAAGAACCTGTTTCACTTATTACAACTATACCATGTTCATAAAATATATTTCCTACATAATTATCAGATGATGATATTGAAGAAGCTGCACTTTGAGAATGATGAGCATTTAGTGAGTATAAATTTCCATAACCATCATCTTTAATTACAGGGTTTACTCCGTTAATATCTGTAAATGATTTATTAGTAAGTACAAAACTTTTTTCTTTTATTCTTTCACCATAAAATTTTTGTGCTATTGAAATTATAGAACTACTTGGATACCCATGAAATTTATTTAAATATTGTTTTCCTTGTATTCTTGGTAACAATAAAGTACTTGTTGAAAGTTTTCCAAAATTATGTTCATTGGGATAAGTAGGAGAACCACTTGTATAAAATAAAACATTTAGAGAGTTCCAATAACTAGAACTAATAGAACCTGAAACTATATGTTTTGTTTGTATACCAGTTGATGATGTTGTAAAAGTATGGTTGTAATTAACTACATTCTGTTCAATAACAGTTGATGTTCTATTGATATCTTTAAATACATACATATCATACCACTAATAAGTTAATTTGACTTTTATTGTTGCTTCCGAACTAAAGTTTTTCTTTAATGGTGTTGAAAGATTACCAACAGCAACCATTTCACCATTATTGTTATACAATTGGACTGCTGTCAGAAATGTACTCGGATTACCTTTCATAGTAGTATGTCTTAATTCATTTAATGAACCTGAAACGAATGTTGGGTTATTTGAGAAATTCATATCTCCAGCCTTAATTCTACAAAAATATTGAGCACTTACTTGGTCTTCTTCATCTCTGAATTTAAGTTTACCAGTTGTACCATCAGTTGTATTTAAACAATTTATAAATCTTAATGCATTTTCATAATTATTATCTTCTAAAGAAGGTGCACCAAAACCTCGATTAGATGCTGAATTAAATGAAACAACAGCTGTATTTGTAGCTGAAGCTTCTCCAGGAATACTAGCTGATAATTCAGTTGCACTAAATATCATTGTTCCTATATCTGGATAATAGAAACCAATTGTTCTATCTGTTGCTTCTGCTTGAACAGTTCCATCTGAACCACTTACGATATTATATCTATCACCAACAGGTGAAGCGACAGCTGTATCATTTACACTGTCATCAGTTAAGTGTAAAATATTATGTGCTAAATTTACATGAGATCCCCCAGATCCACTTAATACAATACTCCAATTTTTTTTGTTAAGTCTATCTTTCATATTTGCTCGTCTACCAACTAATACATAGATATCATTATCTATACCTGAATTAGCAGCATTAGATGGAGCGGAAGCTAAACTTTTATTTTGTGATATAAAGAAACCGCCAGTTACTTCTGTTGGAGGAAGTAATAAACTAGCCCATTGTTTATAAATTACTTCTGTAGGAGATTTTACATTATCACTATCAGAATTACCACCTTTTCCGTTATTATTACCATAAGCAACATGAAATTCAGGTGTCGTTGATGATGACACATCACTAATACCTTGATAATATATTCTATTATCAGCAGCTAATGATTGTGTTGTTATTCTTGCACCGAGTAATTCTGTAACTCCAGTAGAAAAATAAGGTGAAGTAACTTTTTCTGTTACAGTTATTTTGTCTTGACCTTCGGTCGTATTTAACGCTATACTTGTTCCTGCTATTGGCATTTTATTACTCTCCTACTTAATTATTAATACTACCCTTTGGTTCCGATAGTTGATAATACTCTTCTTGATAATCTTTCTAAATTATTCACTACATTAAATGATGTATAAGCACCAGTCGCTTGATGTACAACATATATATAAGTTTCTCTTCCTTTTTTCAGCTGTTCTGTATCAGGTGTTAATTTAAATTCAAAATCAGGACCTCTACCACCTATATGATATTCTTTTGCATTTGGAAAATCTTGTTCTCTTAAAAATTCTCTTGAAGTTCCACTTAAAGAACTTCTCATTCTAGCTGTTGTTTTTACTATATCTGGATCTGCTATAACAAAATAAACACCACCTGTTGCACCTGCTCCTTGTGCAAATCCTTTTAATGTTGCAACGACAGATATTCCACCTGAATCACCATCTTCGAAAGTAAGAGTGTTTGTTCCAGTTAATCCATGCATTTCTAAAGCAGGCATAGCAATGGAATTTTGATTAAGAGTTAACAATCTATTTTTTAATGAGTGTTCAACATGAACACTAGCCTCTAACATTGGCATATTTTCAATAGCTTCTCCATAAAATGCAGAACCACTTGGATGACTTGGATTCCACAAAGTATAATCTACACCAGCATCTGTACAAGTGAAAGAGGATATATTTAATTGATTTCCTCTTGATAAAATTTCTCTGCCTTTTTTTGTTAAAACTGCATCAACTGTTACTGATGTCCCGTCTAAATATCCCATTTTTATTTTCTCCTACTTTAAATAATAAATATTCTAATTCATATATAAATATTAACAAATCAAAAAAATATGTTATTTTTTAATTTATGTCATTATATTATCCCCAGCAGCTTTATCATCCGGGATTATTACTTGAAGATCATTTTCTGGCCCGCCGGGTGTTCTAATAATCATTTGATTTTCACCACCAGTTACTTTAACTCTATAAAATGAAGCTGTTGAATAATCTTCTTTACCTGCAAAAGGTAAAATACCAGGATTTGTATTTTGTGCTCCTGCATACATACTATCAACCCATGGATTACTATATCTTCTAACATGATTTGATGGTAATATTATATCACCTGCTGGTTTTCCAGCAAATGTAGTTCCACTAGATAATACTTTAAAAAATCTTGTTTTACCCATAGCTCTACCTTTTTGTAAGCCTGGATTTCCATTTACAAAAGATTCATATCTTATATTTTTATGAACACCTTGTTTTAATTGTTGTCTATTATCAAATCTTGTTGAAGTTGAAAAATCATCATAATTTCCTGTTGAACCTGAATATGATTCAATATCACCCAATGCATAAAAATGATATCTTGTATCAACATGATTTACATTATAATCACCATCTGAACTTGTTTGTGCATTTGATGTAGCCATATTTAAGAAGTGAACATCATGTGAACTTGTTCCCCAACTATTATGAAAATCAACAAATTTAGAATAATTGTTGATTGATATATAATTATTTACCCCTTCTGGTACATTTGGAATTTCAGCTGTAAAGTTTGAGGTAATATTAATATCTGAATCTATTGTTTTATTTAATATACTATCAGATAATGTTGGAATTGTTGATACTTTTACTTCTGCATCATTTGTTAATTTTATTTCAGATTCATTTAAATCTAAATTATCATTTACATTAACACTTCCTTCTTTAAATGGTTCAAAACTATCACTAATACTAAAACCTGATTTATATCCACTGGAACTTACTACAGAAATCGTGTCAGATAATAAATTTGGATTTGGTTCAATAGAATGATTTTTATATTCCATTGCTTTTTGTTTTTCTAAAATAGTCGGTTTTATAGTTATACCCACAGTATATTCTTTATCACTTAGTGTTGTACGGGCAGGAACTAATTTTTTTATACCATCAACTAAATTATAATTCCATAAATTTTCATGAGCTTTAATAAATTTATTTGTATCTATTTTAATTGGATAATTTTCATAAAATGTGTCTCTAAAAGTATCTAATTCACCATATGATGATGAATATTTTTCCATTGGATTAGCATATAATGTTTCAAGATTAAAACCTTGTATTTTATCTAAAATAAAATTATTAACATAATTCTGAGGTGAACTATCAATTTCTATTTTACTAGATACTAACCTATTTGGTTTTCTATCATTGTCATCATATAAAGAAATTATAGATGTATCATAAGGATTTAAATTTTTTATTAATTTAATGTTTGGATTTATAATAACTTTATTATCATTGGCTAAATCTGAATTATTATCTTGTAAAGATATAGTATTTGTTTCAATAATATCAAAACCATAAAGTGATTCACTTCTAGCAGTAGATGAAGATATGTTAAAACTATAATCCGTAGTTAAGTTTACTTTTGGAGCTGAATCTCCTATACTTAATTTTGTTTGTGTTGAACTTGATACTGATGAACTTGCATAATTTTCATTTAATTTAAAACGATAAATTAATTCATCTTTATGAGAATTTATTGTATTCCCGACAGTACTAAATTTATTAAGAGTATGTAATCTAAATTTAGAAGCACTTAATGCATTTTTCCAATTTCTAATTTCTGATAATGAACCACTTGTTGTTCTACCAACAAATAAATTAGGTGAATCTACTTTTGTTCTACTACCCGTTGATGGCCAATTTTGATTTGCATAATATCCATGATTAGCTGTAACTCCACCACTAACTGACATTGTAACAAAACTTAATTTTTTAATTTTGTCTTCATCTTGTAATCCAGAATAAAGTTGATATTCCTGTATACCAGTTCCACTAATACTTGATGTCATTCTTTGTACCAATACATTCCACAATTGTCCATCAACCATAGAATTATAATCTAATGACATTGAAAATCCTCTATTTGTGATTGATGAACCACCATTTTCTGAATTATTTAATCTAAATTCGAATGAAGAACTTAAACCATCAACACTTGGAATTAATCTTAAATCCCAAAGTGTTTGTGCACCACTACCACTCGATTTAAATATCTCTTGTGTATTTTTTGTTTTATTATGTTTATAAACAAATTGTAATGCATTAGCATCTGCTTCATCATAATACCAATTTAATTTAAATGGTCTATTTGGATTTCCATTAAACCTATAATTATGTAGTTTTTCTTTTTTCAAAACATACCCAACATTACCTGGTGCGACTCCTAAATTAGTATCATTAGTAGTTGTCCCTAAAGAAGCAGTTGGCGATATAGGTGCATCATTTTGAGGTTCATTTGAACCTCCATATTCATTTATTTTTAAAACATCTGGAGGATAACCATAGATATTTAATAAACCTCTAATTGAATTAATAGTACCTTTTGATTTATAAAGATATATTAAATTATTTAAAGTTTTTCTCCAAGTATTTTCTGATATAGTTTTTACATTTGTAGCTGAAGATAAATGTTGTCCAAAATAGTCAGCTAAGCTACTTGAAAATGGTTGTATGGCCTCCCAATTTAAAGTATCTAATAATAATGGCATTAAATTTGTGGGGACCGAATTAACATCATCGTAATTACGATTGTATATTGTGGTATAATTATCAATATGATTTCTAATTATATCAAAATGTTCACCTATTAATGCTAAAAATTGTTTTAAATCATAATACTCTGAGCTTTGTTTTATATATTCAGGTAAATTATTTTCTAAACTATGTATATTACCTTCATCAAAAGCTGAAGCTGAATCATGTATTCCATCATACCAATTTTGCCAAGATGTTGAACTTGTGTGATATAAATTATCAAAAGGTAATACATCAGAAGGATTATTTAATGATACTTTGACATCTGTGATTTCTGCTCTTGAAATACCATCAGGAGTTAAATATAATTTTTTGACATCATTTGAATCTAATGTTCTATCATATACTCTTGGATAAGCTAAAAACCCATTAAAATATCCCAATTGACCACTTGCAAAATTTGTATCACCACCCATTGTTAACATATTGCTTTGGTCACTTAATTCAGATGTTGATGATGTAAAGTTAGCTGAACCAGTAATACTCCAACCATCAGAACCAGCTACAGTTTGTGATTTTACCATTACTCCATTATCATAAAGTTTTAAACCAGTAGTAGAACCACTTTCATATGTCATAACAAGATGGTGCCAGTTTAATAAGTCATCACCCGGTGAATATGAAAAAGCTGTTTTGCCTAAAAAGTCAGCTGAGCCTGATTTTCTAAAACCAGCTCTTATTACATTACTACCAATATTGTAATCCATACCATAAGAATTATCATATTGACCTTTTCCGAATATTCCGTGACGCGATTTAGTAGTAGGATCAGCTGAACCTGTATTTGGATGAAATCTTTTAACCCATATACTTAACGAGAAATCATCTTCTTTACCAAAGTTAAAATTATCCGTTTCAAATCTTACTTCATCGAAACTTTCACTTAAAAATTGAATACTTTGACCATAGGTTTTACCAAATCTTTCAACACCATTTGCTACTTTTGGTACACCTGTAATAGAAGCAGTGTTAGAATTTTCTGATAAATCTTTCATTATTGTTGCATCAGCTGTGCTTCCTGAAGTTTGATTATCTACATTCCAATATCCTTGTAGATTTGTAATATATGGTTTAGAAGCTTTTATATTAAAAATATCTCCACTTGGCATAATTGAACCAGTAAATGGTACTCCACTACTTCCTGTAGCTATTGTTGCTAAATGTTGATAATATCCACTTGCCTTAATTGCCTGAGCCGAGGATGATTCATTTGTTGTTTTTACACTTCCACTTAATACTTCAACTTCACTTGAATTAGCTGTAAAAATATCTACATCAGCAGCATCAGGAGGATATCCCACATCCAAAGTTGGTATCCAATATGAAGATGAAACTTGTGTTATATATCTTCTATATTCACTACCTGTTAAAGAAGCTGATTGTATTAAATTTATGTACATTGAATCTCTCGGAGTTTCAATCCCACTATATTTGGAGTAATTAAAATCATGTACTAAATTATCTGGATAAACCGTATCAAGACTTGCAGTACCACTAGAAGTAACCTGATGAAATGTTGAGTCTCCTTTAACTAAAAAAGATAAATAAACTGAACCACTGTAATTAAAAAATGGTTTATTTTCAACTCTATATTTATGTTCAAATATATTAGTTGGTGAAATAGTATTAAATGATTGTGTAATTTTATAAACTTGTGGTAATCCATCTTTATTGTCAAAATATTCTGAATATTCTTCTACATATGACTCTTCACCAAGTTCTTTTGCTGTTTGTTGATTTATAGCATAAGTATCAGCATAATTTTTACCCACACCAGGTGCAGAAGCTGTGGATACACTTTGCCCATCATAATATAAAAATCTTTCATAAGGTGTAAATGAATTTATTTCTTCTTGTATTTTATTAAATAATTCTTTTCTATCAGTGACAACAGAAGTATCAGTTTCAATTCTTTCATTTCCAGATCCAGTTATAAATTGATTACTTATAACTATCCCCTCAGCAGTTAGAGAACTTGATATACGACTATAATGTCCTTGTATATTTTTAACTTTTACTTCAAAATTTTCTAATTTTCTTTTAGCTGAACCAAAGAATGTATGATTTTCAAAAGATTTAAAATCATTATTTAAATTTGGATAATCATATGTACTTCCTGATATTAAATTTTGTAATGATGCATCAGATAAAGATGATGATAATTGATTATAATTTTCATAATTATTAGTATCTTGATTAGATTCAATCCAATTTTCTGTATCATCTTGGGTTAAACCCACACCCCTTTTTAAAGATGGTAATGGAATAGTATATCTTATATCCTCACGATTGGATACATGAAGTTGTTTTTCTAAAGAAACAGAAGAATTTATATTTATATTCCCTGGAATAGCATCAAGTAGTTTAATAATTACAGATTGATCTTCTCTACCATCTGACCTATCATCAAATGTAAAATTTGCAATTTTTCTACTAATACCTTCACCAAAATATAAAGAATGTTTATGAGCATATTTATTTGTGTTAGGTAAATTTAATTCATCTTTTAATTGTTGTATAAATTTACTATTTCTTTTTATTTTAGTATCTAAATCTCTATCTTCCGAATATAATTTTAATCTTATTTCTAAACGAGAAGGTGATACTTCTCTTGTTATAAAATTAGCAATGGTTGGCCAAAAAAAATCTGATAAAGGTCTAGCTTCTACAAGCCCATATGTTGGTTGTAAAGTAGATAGATTAGTCTCAATATAATCAGCTATATCAGGTCTTCCAACTTCTTTCCAAGCTGATACATCTAATATGTCAATAACACCATCTTTATTTATGTCTAATTCTTCAAAATATTGTGGAAATGGTATTTGGCCATATTCACCATCATCAAAAGCTGGATTAATAGGTATAAATTGATTTTGGAAATTAAAATAGACTTCATAATCCCCTGATGGCAGTAATGAACTTGATAATATTTCGTTTGGTTTTATATATAAACTAGATGTTTCAGTATTTTTATTTTCATATATTGGAAAATCATTTGGAGGTAAAATTCTGGTATTGACACCTCTTTTTGGTAATTCAAATCCAGGTTCATGAAAATAAAAAGAGCCTTCACTTAATGTTGAATAATATACAGTATCTCTAATATCACCATCCGAGTCAACCCATTTTTTAGTTTGCATATCATTTTTGTTATAAATAACTAATCTAACAAAATCTCCAGGATAATTTGGTACAGACCCACTTACATACCCCTCACTACTTTGTATTAATTCTAATTCTTCGGGAGAATAATATATATCATCATAATATGCCATTATTATAAAGCTCCATTTTCATTATTATTTTTATTTGGTAATTTTATAAAAGACTCTCTTTTAGTTGGTGAACCTTTTTTTCTTTTTTTAATTTTATAATCACCAATTAAAATTCCTTTGTTACTATTACCACTTGTATCATCAACAAAACTTTTGTATTTATTACCAACATTCAATTCAAATTTACATTGTTTTTTTAATTCTTGGTCTGAATTGTCATTTATAAATATCTCTCCGACTGAAGTTTCTTGTGGAAAACTATTGTAAAGTCCATCCCACCATTCATTATCCGAATATGGATGCCAATAAGATAAATTATAATAAGTTGATATATCATTAGCTTCAAGATTAGGGTCTGCATAATTACAATCAAATGTTTTCCATTCCCTACCTTCAGTATCTATTGCAGACCCACTTGATTGAAGTACTTCATAATCCCCATCTGTCCAATGACCATCACCACCAAATACTTCAGAACAAGCTAAAGTATTTATAAAAAGTTCAAGAGAAAAATAATTTATATAATCATCCATATCACTTGTAGGAAATACATCATATTCTTGAAATGGACCTGCACCCATGATGGCCATTCCATTATCGTGTATTCCAACTATACCTTGAAATACATAGTCTGTAATTGAAGGTGGAATATTATTTGTATCAATTCTATTTAATATATCATTTGCTATATCCGGCCTTCCATAACTATTCCAAAGGCTTACATCCCATTCGGATAATGTATTATCATTTTTAATATCATATTCTTCAAAATATTGTGGATACGGTAATGTACTTAAATATTCTTCTGATAAATTTGTTTGTAATTGTAATTGATTTATTCCTAAAAGTGTTGACATATCGTAACTACCTGTTGTAAAAAATCTAACTTGTTCTAAATCAAATACTTTTATTGATTGACCCATTTCATCATTTGTATAAGTATTAAGTAAAAATCTTTTATCAATATAATCTGTTATTCCAATTTTACCCCCTTGAAGTGTTTTTTCAAGACTGATATCATATTTTGAATTTATATCTCTACCACCTATAATGGGTACAGTATTAGGCCATGGTAATGTTGTATATTCAGAACCACCTAATTCCCCAAAATCAGGAAATTGATTAACAGGTATATCTAAAAATATTTTTGTTTTTATAAATTTCCATCTTATTATTTGTGAATATCCATCGGAGTCATTTAAATATGAAACAAAAATACTTTTTATATATTTAACACCGGCTGTGTTATAAATATGAACTAATGGAGTTCCCATATCTGTCCAATTATATTCATCTTGTTCTTTTCTAAACTCTAATTCCTTTAAGGACAATGGTATATCATCTAAAAAATTTTCTGCAGAAATTAATTCATCATCTATATCATTCCATCTAACTACACAAAATTTAAATTTTAAATCACCTGTTTGTTGATAATATTGATTATCTTGATTTAAATTATAATCACCACTTCCAGTATCATGGCATGTATAATAATCAATTTTAATTCTATTTGGAGCGGAACATCTCTCTTGTCTTTCAACATCTGGTTGATATGCAGATAAATGATGATATACATTAGCACCATCTTTTAATTCAACAATAGGTACTGGTGTAAAATCATCTTTTAAAATATTTCTCCTATCAGTACTAGAAATGTAAGAATCTTCACGGTCACCATCTTCGTCTACCCCAAACCATGGTATAGACGGATAATTAGAATTAAAATCAAATGGATGAAAAGTTGCAATTTCTTGAGTAATATTTTGAGTTAAAAATTGAGTGTCCCAATCTGTATTTATATTCATATATCTAGCTGAAGTAACTGGTTCTTCATCAGGTAGTTCACCTGGAACCCAGGCTCTACCGGCAGTATAAATTGATAATGTAAAATCATTGATTTTCCAAACAGGTGCTTTTGTATCATATCCACCACCCCATTTATAAGTACTATAAGGTTGCATTTGGACAAATGTATTATCTTTACCACTTCCATCTGAATTAAATAATCCTTTTTGGTCAATTTTATAGAAGTGTAATTTTGTTTCTCTATTATCAGTTCCATACCATCTATCTACATCTCCTTCCATTTTAATCACTATCAGTATCTCTGATTTACCAGTTGTTGTATTATCAAATAAAGCTGTAGGATTGGAATCATTATCTTGTCCAGGAAATTCTGGGTGAAACATTCCTGAAGACATATCATTTGTGTTGTTACCAAAATTCATACCTGTGGGTTTTCCCGAATATTCAGGTACCTCTATTCCATCTATAGTTGCTTCAACACCACCATCTAAATTTTTCGCGATTAATACATCGTTACATGCCTCATAATTTTTTGGTTCACCTTCTGCAAATCCTGAAGGAACGCCTGCCAAAGACGAATCATATATTTTATATCCACTCATAAAAGACCGCCAATGGTCCCATTTTACATTATATGGAACTGGTATTCCATATTGTTCATATATAGATGTTATATCCTCTGGCAAGGGATTGTCTTCTGCAATTGTTTCTAAAGTACGCAAATCATACATATAAATTCTCATTTTAGAATTTTTAATTTCATAACTGACTGTAGTACTAACAACAAATTTATCAATTACTATTCTACTAACTGAATCTGGACTTACTAATTGGTTTTTAATAATTAAGTCATTATATCTATGACCAAGAACAACACTACCTAATACATCTTTTGCAAATTTATCACTTTTTTCTGGAATACTATCAGATGCAGGATATGCATTATCACCATGATTATAAAATATATATTGTCCCCCATCACCCAATTTTGGTTTATCTTCAAATCTTCTTATTTTAGGTTTATCTGCCATTAAAATGCTCTATTTTTTTTAGGATTTAATACTATTTCTTTATTTTTTGTTTTTTTAACATAAAGTGTTTCATCATCATATGTAGGTTTATAATCTCCTATATAATGACCAACATTTTGGTTACCACTTAAATCTTTTAACACATTAGTTTCATCTTCTATTGTTTCAGAATTAATATTAAATTTTAAATTTTTATTTATATATTTTTCATTTGTTACTGGAGCTTCTTTTGGGAAAGGAATTTTAGAACCTGTATCCAATGAATCTTCAAATTCACCATATTTATTATATTTTGGTAATACAGGATAATAATAAGTATTACCATATTCATTTGTTCCAATCCAATCTTGATTTACAGAGGTATCTATAAAAGGATTTGAGTCACAACCAAGTTCATTATTATTACATTCACAAGGTCCTTCTTGACTAATAGTATCATCTTCATAATTACCTTCTTCCCAAAGACACCCATAAATATTTCCATTACTATTGCAATCTACTTGAGTTGTATGTTGTCTACAATTATATCCACCCGGAATACCTTCTCTATTAAATATAGAATAATCTTCAGGTATTATATTTTTATAATATTTTTCATTATCTGGTATACCAGCTTCTTCATCTTCAAATCCTAACATTTCCCACATAGACATTGTAGTATTAAAATACCTTACATTTGCATAATCAGAATCTCCAGTAGATTTTCCAAGTTCTTCTCTTATTGGTGACAACCCATTATATATTTTATTACTGTCATCCCATGAACCTGAATCCTGTGGAAAATATCTTGATTTTAAAAATTCTGGTAGTAAATCTAAATCATCCATATCTTGAGTATCACTTATCTGATTTTTCATTTTTATTAAAGCCAATTCTGATTTTAATTGATCACTTTTTCTAACAAATGTTGGTTTCATTTGTATATCATCTCCAATAAAACCAGACATTCTTTTTATTGTTTTATAATAAATACTTTCGTCTGAAATACCACCTACTATAGGATGAGTATTAGAAAATGGTATAAAATTAAATCCATTTTCTGAACCATGAAATGTGAAATCTTCTCCTCTACCTTCATTGACATTTATTACAACACTAAATTTTTTATTATGTAGTGTACCATCAGTTGCGGTATTTCTTATCATATATCCAGTTATTTCATAAATTCCTGCATCATCATATGTATGATTAACTGTTACATCATAACCAATTTGTTTTGGTTGTGGAACAAATTCAGGTGGAGAACCATCACCCCAATCAACATCATATAAATAAAATAATCCTTCTTTAAACTCATCATAAAGTATTGCAGAATGATCAAATAAATCATTAGTATTATATCTTGGATAAAAATAAAATTGAGCTTCTAGTGGAGCAGTTGAATCTTTATATTCTTCAGGTTGAATTTTTGGGTCATAATATTTTGTTAAAACATCTTTACCATATCTTATATTTCCATCTTTATTTAAAAATTTACCCCTTACATCTGTATCTACTTTAAAGTCATAACCTTCTATAATAGAAACATTATCAATTAACACTCTTCCATAAGCAGCTCTATCTAAATCATTTTCAACACCATCAAACATTCCTCTTGGATTTAATATACCATTAGATGCCCATTGTATTTGTAACCATCTTTTCATAACTTTATTGCTATGAGAAGTATATGAATAATCACTATAATGTATTGTATACTCCATTTTTTCCCATATACCTAAACCTGAATTTTTAAATCTACCACGAGACATATTTAACTCTTTATCTTTTGAATTGTCAAAAAAAGGCATCCTAACAGGTAGAGAATTGTGATGAGCTCTTGTAGGTAGATATCTATCCAGTCTACTTTGGTGGTCATATGCATCTCCTTTATTGGGTGGAGATATTAAGCTTTGCATTGCAGGTTGATTTACCACAGCGGCTTCAACCATAGGAAAGTTATTTGTATCTTCTACAGCTGTTGTTTTCATCCAAAAACTAATACGCATTATAGAATCCCATGAAGTGCCATTATTTTGATAACTTTTAATTCTATCAGAACGAAGTGTTTCTGATAGTTGCATGCTTGTATGCATACCATATATGTCATTTTGTCCTTTAATAGGTCCATCATGTTCATCAAAAGTTAATGGTGTTGTAAAGTTTAAATGTTGATACATTTGTTTTTTATGGCCATATATCAGTTGAGTCCAATGAGGTTCATTAGTTGCACCTAATGGAAAATCACTATATTCCTCTGGTAAATTTTCCCAATATCCCAATGATGCTGACATTTGTAAACATCTGCCCTCAGATAAACACTCATTTGATTGTATAGTCATAGCCCATTCACCAATATCAGTTATCCATGGAGCTATATTAGCAGGACCATATCCATAAAAACCTGTTGTTAAAATTCTTTGCTCTGCAGGTTTATCTGATAGATAATTATTTAACATATATCTTGCTCTTTGCAATTGCAATTCAGGATCATTCTCTTGATGATCGAATTCAGTCCACCATCCTGTTTGATCGGGGTTCCAGTCATTTGTAAAATCGTCTAATGCGTTAGGTTGTCCGCAGCGTTGACCAAAATAATCACCTGGTCTACCAGTATATCCATATTGGTCAACATATCTCCAATGTTGTGGAATATATGCTTTAGCCCATCTTGTATTCATTTGGTCAGTTTCTGAATTTGTTTTTGATGGTAATGGACCCCATTCTAAATCTTCTATCCATCCCATAGAACTCCAAGATCCTTCTTCACCAGTGTCTACTGTAGCACAACTAGCTGCACCACCTGCATTGTACTCCCAATGGCTATGGTCGGGACTTGATTTTACATAATCATTACCATCTGATTGGACATCTGTCCCAGCTTCAGGATTCCAGCCACCAGGGAACTGGTCAGCATACATAGCATTATCATCATTAATATCAATACATACTCCTCTTCTTTTAAATTCTGGAGCAAAATATGGCCAGTCTGGATAATTAGCATGTGGAATTTGTGTTGTTATGTCTGTGGTTACTTCTACACTACCTGAATCAAGCCATGTGCATTCAGTTGTACCTGTATTATTATACCAATATCCATCTCTATTTCTTGGGCTCATATCTTCTGTAAAATCTCCAATCGCACTGAATAGTTTAACTTGAGCAAATGTTCCATTTACAACAAGATTATCTTTATCAATTTGATTAAAATTACCATATTGTTTTGCAATTTGTACAGGAATATTACCCATATTTTGATTTTCTTCTTTAATATGAAATACCCCTAAAAGTGGCCTTTTATCATTATCTATTTCTAAAAATTCACGATAATTAAAACTTCCATGTAGTGATTTACATGCATTGATACCTGTATTATATATAGTGTCTAAATCTTTTCTAATCTGAGTTGCTGGAGGTTTTCTATAAGCCACTAATTCGTCTAAATCACCTGTACATTTAGCTTTTATTTCATTAAATGGAAGAAAATAAGTATCTGGATATTCTTCAAAATCTCCTGTTGTACCTAAGAAAGCATATATACCTGAACCCCAATCAGCCCAGTTTGAAGCTCCGTTTTCATATTTTTGACAATTAAATTCATTAGGACATTTTAGGTAGTTACCTTCACATTCTTCTAACAAGCTTGGGCAATTACTTACATAATTTGGAACTTCTATCTTCGCTATAAACCAAGTATTACCTACAGATGCTTCCGCAACTTTATAATAACCATCTGGTAGATTTGGCATTTCTATTTCATAATTATCGTTTAGGTCAGGGTCTGTTGTTTTGTCATAAATATATATGTAACAATCTGTATTACCACTTCCACAATTATTACTAATAAAGGTTTGCTCATTACTTGAAAAAGCTTTATCACCATATAATTTTAATTTGTGATTTTCTGGATTTGAATCAGTATTTCCATAATCATAAAAGAAAGCTGCAAAACCATTAACATCTGCAGGAGGCTCTTGTATCCAAGAATCAGGAGGATCTAATTGCATATAATAATACAAATCTGTTTCATTAATTAAATCAGTTCCACAATTTATAAAATCATCAGGTAAATCAAAATATTCTCCTACTGGATATCCATAATCATCAAATTCATGGTCTATTTTAGCTTGCATTTTTACACAAACTGATTCATCTTGATTTGTATAATAATCAATTCCTTGTTCAGGGTCCCATTTACCATCTAAAGTAGGTGTTATTGTAACACCTGTTATTCCAAATTCATAAGCTTCCATATCTGGATAATTTATTAGTACTCTGGTTCTAGTAGCATCCATTGAACCAATATTATAGTTACCAGCAATAGGTGATTCATATTCTTCCGAATATGTCTTATTTTCTCCACCACCAATTCCTGCATGGTCATAATTACAAGTATATATAAAGGAAAAGTAATTGGAGTCTGTTTCGGTTAACAATCGTGCGTCCAATATTAGTTTAGCATAAGCTTGATATGTAGTGTTGCCTATTAATTTATTTCCAATACTATTTTCAGATGCTTTTATTGAATACCTACCACCACTATTTCCCATTGATTTTAAGTCGAATTCGGAAACCATATTTGATATAAGTGCAGAATTAAGTTCACTCAATTTAGAATTATTGTCCGTTTCAACTGTCACATATTTATCTACTAATAGAGAAGAATGTATTGAACTTGGAAAATTGCAATACAATGGTAATTCTATATAAGTTTGATTTGATGTCTCAGCAGCATCTTCTTCAGGTATATCAGGATATAAAAATTCAGGTGGTGTCGGTTTATCATCATTTTTACATACCCATGGTCCAAAATAATGTTGAGAACCTAAAGGTGTACTTGGATATACTTTATCATTTGGCCAAGCAGGTTGAACAACATAATAATCAGATGATATAGTATCCCCTAATTCATCACACTCACAAGTTATAATTCCTTCACCATCATCACCATCTACAAAATCATAAGTTTTTCCATTAGGAGCCGTATAAAATTGCTCTATAGCTCCCCAACTCACTAAAGAAGCATTACTATAAGTAAAATTAGCACGATAAGGGTCAAAATATGTATCACCATATTCATCTGACCATTCATAATATGCACCTAGATTATTATCAATTATAAGACGACCATGACAGGTTCCATCATCATCATCTCCCGTTACCCTTTCATCATAGTTACAAGAAACCATTCCATTAGGACCTTCTATACGAGAACATCCTCCAAAAATACAAGTACCATCATCTACAAGTGCACCAGCTAAATAGTTTATAGCTTCAGAATCTGTACAACCACAATTAGGACCAGAACCACCATTTTCTAAATAATTACAACTACCATCATCAACTAATGCACCTGCTAAATAATTACACGCAGTTGGGTCTGTACAAGCACAATTAGGACCTTCATTATAATTACATGAGCTTCTATCATTAATAATCACATTTGAATCATAGTTACAAGCATCATGTTCAGCACAACCAGTTAACCATTCTGCACAATCTGTATATGGGTCGTTTGTACAAAGTCCATCTGGACAAGTAAATGAGTATCCTAAATCCACACAACGCATACCAGGTTCCATACCTTCGTCTTCACCTGTACCTACATCAAAATCTACAAAACAATCAGCTGCACCCCCTTCATTATTAGAGTCACATTCTTTAAAACAAGCTGGATTCCACAAATACCACCTATATGGTGATTCAGGAACCGAAGATTCATCTTTATTCATGGATAGCCAACAAGGGTGCCCATAATTCCATGGGCCTTGACATTGTCCGTCACCATCATCAGTTACAATTCCTGTGTCCACACATTCAGATGGATAATACCAACCACTTGAACATATTTCACCATAACCATAAACAATTTGTTTACATTCATAATTAGCTGGGTCTTGAGAAATCCAATCATCTTGATCCCCAGCTAAAGCTAATGGACCTTCATAATTATGAAAATCAGATGAAGTTTCTATATATCGCTTTAGTTTTTCATCATACCGCCAATTGACTTCTGTATAAATTTTCATTATTCAACCTTAAAACCACGAGCTCTTAGTAAGTCACTTCGTGATATTATTTCTACCTTACATTTTGCTCCATAGTTTGAATTATTAACATACAATCCTAAATCTTTATCCACATTGTTTCTCCAAAAATCAGGTATTGTATTATAATCATTATATGTAGTTCCTGTATGAGATGCATCTTCCATAACATTAGGATTATATGTTGCACATATGAAATACCATTCAGAATAATTAACTGGTATTCTGGTATTTGTCATAAGTCCAAATTCATGGTCATAATCCACCATACCACTATATTCATTATAATCCTTTCCAAATTGTGGAACTCTATCATCTCTTTTATACCATGGAGCTCCTATATGAGATCCTCTCAAAAAATTATTTCCTTCTCTTATAACTAATCTTACAAATCTTTCACCACCTGATTTACTAAAAAATCCTTCATTTGGTTCTTCACCACCATCCCAAGACATATTTAATTTATTTCCATCTGAAAAAATATCACTCCATGTATCACCACGATTAGGATCTGACCCATGTGCAGCTGTTGGATCGACTGCATCATCTCCATTTATAACATATGTTTCTAACATAAAACCAAATGGATTGTCTTCTCTTAATGGATTACCAAAATTAAATAATGTTCCTTGACTTATATCATCTAAAAAACGAACCCACATTGTAACAGTGAAACCAGTAGTTAAATATTCTCTAACTGTAGGTTCGGGATTTAAACCTTGAATAAAATTATCATTTGTATTTCTAATAATAATTCCTTGATTAAGACTTCTAAATTTTAAATAACCATCTGATTTATTTACATATTCTTCCCTATCATCTATTGGTTCTTTTGGTTGTTCATCAATATCAACTAAATAACTATTACAAGTATCTCTTAAACTTTGTATTGTTTTTCCTATATTATTTTCATTAGAATTTTGGTTTAATCTTGTTATAAAAGACTCTTCTTCATCAATACCTATTTCAGGGTCACCATCTTGTGCAGTTGATATATCATGCATTTCACTATATACATCAGGGTCAAAATTATCTCCCACCATTCCATTTTCTATTAAAAAATCTGGAGCATCTCCGATTAAATTTTGTAATTCTTGAAATAAAGCATCTATTCTAGATTGTCTTGTTATTAAACCAGGTAATAATTCATAAATTGTTGTATTTAAAAATTCGTCAGCTAAATCAGGATTAATAGTATTTTTTACTAAATCTAAAGATGTAAATTGACCAACATTAAGAGGATTTAATATTGTTTCTGAACCGTCGTCATTTAATTGAATGGATGTTAATAGGGGAGTTAACTCCCATGTAAAATTTTGATTAGTTAATAATATTGCTTCTAATGTGTTATCAGAAAAAGTCAATATGTCGATAACAACTTCATCCATAAAACCCTCTAAACTATCTACAATGTTTTGTAAAGTTTGTGGATTGTTACCATCGTTATTAGTTGATTTTGTATCTTCTACATTAGCTGCTACATCTGTTTGATAAAGTTGTAAATTTTCCCCAGAAGTTCTACCTATTTTAAGTATACCATCTCTGAATGTTTTTTGGTTTTGTTGGATTAATTTTTTATTAGCAATTGGACTAACAATTAAAGCTTCAGCTATTTTATCTAAAACTCCTTCAAGAGTAATTAACCCTGGGTCGACGGATGGTGCAGGTGCTGGTTGTACATCTGGATTATTTTGAGCCATAACTATTTCCTTTTAACTGTAAATTCAAAATCTTCGTCAAATATTTGTTCTTGTCCATTATCATATTTTAATTTTAATAATATTTTATAAACTCTATCAGGATAAAATCCATCTAACCATTGGGTAAAATATGAACTGTTAGAATCACAACTCATCGATGTATATGCACTAAATGGAACAATAAATTCATCTGTCGCGACATCTTTAATTGCATAAAATCCTTTACCTTCTGGTATGAAAGAGCCTGTTACACTTTGAACTGATGTTGAAAAAGTTTTTTGGATATATCTTTTTCTCGCACCAACTCTAAACTTAACTCTATCATTCTCTTTATAACTTTCTTGTAAAGCTTTCATATAAAGATAGTTGTCTTCTAAACCACTCACAACCAATGAAGTTAAACTACCTGTATTATCGTTTGTAGCGGATGTGTGGTCATCCCAACGAACTTCTAATCTTGGTGCATATATTGTATGAGTATTCCTTGAAAAGAATTTTAAATGGCCAAAAGTATTATCATCTGTTTCTTGACTACCACTAAATTTTAAAATAAGTCCATAATTAGAAATGTCTTCATCTATCCATCTATTTACCATATAGGTAATATCCATATCAACATCTGGAGTTTGTAAATCAAAAGATTGTGAAGCTGCAAAACCAACATCGTCTACCCACACACCACCATTACTATTTCCACCATTAAAATAATCACTTTGTGTAACTTGACTAAAAGTAGAATCTGCACCTATAAATAAAGATATATAATCATTAAATTCAACAGAACCCGAATCTAAATTTACAGACCAATTAGTTTCATTACTACCTATTGGATTATTTCTATTTTCCCAACTTACACCATTTGTATTTTTTGGATTATCCCCATCTTTACCAGTACCTTCTGTCCAAGATTGATATAAAGGAAAAGCACTAAGAGTGTATGTTTCTGATAATTCAGAGTTACCTTCAGCTTCATAAAGTCTTAAATAATATTTAGCATCAGTAGGTATATTACCATTATCTATTTCTTGTTTTAGATTATTGAATTCAGTTCCGTTGAAGTTTATTAAAGCTCTTGTTTTATAATCAAATTTATTATCATAAAAAACTTTTTTTACTTCAAGTATTTGGTCTTTACCAAAATTTTGATCTTTAAATGTTTCACCCGTTATAGTTGAAGAACCACTTGATATCCATGTGTCCTGTGTCGGGAATATAAAATGATGCATTATTCATCCCCCATTATTAACCCGTAAATACTACTAAGAATTTTGAATCCGCTCCTGCACTTCCTGATAACCACAGTGAACCTGTTACTAATGGTTTTGTTACTGGTAGATTTTCTAATCTAATATTTGAAAATGCACCTGATACATGTAGTGAAGCAGTTGTATTATTACTAGAACTTATCGGATTTATTTCTAAATCAGAATCAGGAGTAGTTGTTCCAATACCAATAGCATTTGAATTAAAATATGATATTCCGTTTCCGTGTATTCTATTTACTACTGAATTATTTTGGTAAACATCAATTATACCATCATCCCCTGAAGCGTATTGTTTTATAAGAGTATCACCAGCTTGACCACCATCTCTTAAATGTATTTCATCATCTGAATAAATCTTACCACTTGCACTTATATTACTACCAGTTATATTTACAGAATTTATGTGACCTTGTGTAATTATATCTCCACTTGAACTTATGTTACCAGTAAATATGTTTGTTGCTCCAAGTGTTAGTCGTGTTGTAATCTGTCCCAGAGTTGAACCTTTAATATCGTTTCCAAGAACAATTAAATCACCACTAGCACTTATATGACCACCAGCGTGTATATCACCACTAGCACTTAACTTACCGACAAAAGTAGTTAAACCAGCTGGTGATAGTGCTGTAGATGAATATCCTCTTTTTACATTTTGAACTAAAGTTTCATTTATAGCTGTATCTCCAACATATAAAGAATCAGCTAGAACATATGCACTACCACTAACTCTTAAATCACCTTTAACAGTTAACATAGTTCCAGCAGATCCTGTTTGGTCTGCAGAATCATAAAGATTAGATTGACCGATAGTTACATTTTGAGTTCTAGAATTGATATATACACTACCAGTATTATTAGTTCCTAAAATTAAGTTACCATTATTACCACTTTGATTAGCAACTGATCCCATTGTAGTAGTTGTTATCATAAGTGCATTTGGAGGAGAAGAATAATTAGTTGGAGCTCCAAAATATTGATGATTTCCAGCAAAAGCTGAATTTTGTGGATTTTTACCTGCATTTCCTACCATTCCTATTAATGCAGCTACTTGACCACCATCTTGTTGAAACTTAATATAAGGATTAGCAGTTTCATCATCATTAGCTAAGTCAGATTCTAATGTTAGAACTGCATCACCAGAAGTTCCAGAACCTACATATAATTCTTTACTAGCACTTACTTTTTGATTAAAATCAAAATCACTATTAGCATATATTTCTCCACTATCAACTCTAGCGAATTTGAATGAACCAGTTCCTGCACTTGCAGTAATGTTTCCTTGAATATGTAAATCACCACTTGAACTTATATTACCAGCAACTTTAACCATTCCATCAGTTCCTGAACCAACTTTTCCTCCTGGATTAAGTTGAATATCACCACCATCTTGATTACCAGCCGCTTCAGTATTTGCGTCTGCAGCTTCTATAGTTAATTTTGCCCCATCTACATTTCCAGCTGATGGGTCTCCAATTGAAATTGTTCTTGCAACATTTACAGGGAAAAGTAAATCTTGTTGATATATACCATTTGTATTTAAATATATACCACCACTTGCACTTATGTCACCTTCTACAGTTAATTTTTTAGATGGTGTAATATTAGTTCCTATACCTACATTAGAACTTGTTACAGTTAAAATATTTTCATTATGAATATCATCATATAATCTGAAATTCTGTGCTGATGTATCGTTTATAAACCAATAATTAGAAAGGCCTTTACTCTTAAATTCAATTCTACCATCTTTATTAGTCTCATTTACATCAATTATTAAATTTGAATGGTCAGAATTAGCTTTTATAGTTACATTATTACTTGCACTTATTTGACCTGTTACAACAATTCCATCTAAAGAACCAGCTACATTATCACCTATTGCAACTTTAGCAGATGTATCATTAATGTATAATATACCACTTGCACTTATGTCACCTTCTACTACTAATTGTTTTGTTGGAGATGAATTTCCAATACCAACACCCCCATCAAACGAAGCAGAAACACCAAAAATGTTACCACTTGCACTTATGTTTCCACTTGCAGTTATGTTTCCATGTATTTCTGTCTGGCCTTCACTTTTTAAAGTTATTAATGAGTCACCACCTTGACTTTTAAATATTAAATCATCACCAGCTACCTTTGTTTGTAATACTTGAGCTCCAGCAGTTCCATCCATATCTAAACGGAATTGTTCAGTACCCTGATCTTTGAATTTTATATCTCCAGTAGAAGAATCAATATTGATAGTTGATGCATCTAGAGTGATTGTAGATGAATTTATTTCTAATTCTGATGTTGATTCAAATTTTATGTTTTGATCACTATTATTAGAATTAGCTATTAACCCATCCGTTGGTACTAAAAAATTAGAAGCTGAAACATCTCCACTTGCACTTATGTTTCCACTAGCCGTTACATTACCCGTTATACTCAAATCATCTGTAAATGATATCCCAGCAACATCTCCACCAGTTGATTGGAAGTTGTCTGCATATATTGTTCCACTCGCACTTATGTTTCCACTAGCGGTTATGTGACCATTTGAACCACTGGTGTTTATATTACCAAATACATCAAGAGTATTTTGTGGTTCATTATTTCCTATTCCTATACCACTACCTGATATTGTTAAATATTGATTTTGACCATATAAGAAAGTTTCATGTGAAAGATTTGTATCACCCAATCGTAAAACATCATTATTATCTATTGTTAGATTAACATCACCTGTACTACCATCAGCTTTTCTGAAAGCTAATCCTTTGGTATTATCGATTACAATATTTCCACTCGAAGAAATACCAGTAGTTGTCATTATAAGACCACTTGCACTTATATTACCTTGAACGGTTAATTTTTCTCCTGGAGTCTTTGTTCCAATACCGACTTTATCTGAACTACCTTCAACAAATAATGTATTATTGTCACCATTTGTTTTAACATTAAAATCGACATCACCACCATCACCAACGATTACTTCATCGTGACTACTTTGTGATAAAGTAAGTAATGCTTCATTACTACCAACAGTAAATGTAAGCTTATCACCACCAAAACGAATATGTGTATCTTCATCACTATAACCTCTAACATGAACCACATCTATTGTGCCAACTTTTGAAATGTCTCCGTAACCAAAATCACCACCTGATGCATAAATTGTTCCACTTGAACTTATATTTCCACTTGCGGTTACATTACCAACAAATGAAGATTTTCCAGTAATTGTGTGAGTATCTTTGACTTCATTTCCAAGAGTTACATTTCCATCAACATTTAATGTTCCATCTATATCTGTGTTGTCTAAATTTGATATTCCATCAATATCAATATCACCTTCTAAATCAATATTACCACCAATTGTAGCATTTCCACCAATGGTAAATGTTGAAGCTGAAGAACCACTATAATTTCCCTGTACTTCTAAGTCGTCTGTAATTTTAGCATCATCGGTTGAATGAAAATGTTCTGCAGTTATTATTCCACTTGCACTTATGTCACCAACAACTTCAAGTTCTTTTCCAGGACTTATTGTTCCGATACCAAGATTATTAATAATATAACCATGTCCGAATGAACCAGTTGAAACTGCTGAACCACTAACTTTTCCTGCAGTTATTGTTCCAGTTATATCTAAACTATCAACTGAAGATATATTGAAACTATCAGCCTCAACTCTACCAAATGAACCAGTTCCAGTTGTTGAACCACTTATATTACCTGAAACTAATAATGAACTTAATGTTCCAAGAGATGTTATATTTGGTTGTGCTGCTGTACTAATTGTTCCTGTGTAATTTGAAGCTGTTATATTGCCAGCTACATTCATATCACCACTTGCACTTATATCACCTTGAACAGTTAAAGTTTTAGAAGGTGTAGATGTTCCACCAATTCCTGTATTTCCAGTTCCACTATCAAGAACCAGATGGTTGTTGGTAGCATTTGATTTAAATACTAAATCTTGTGATGCATTATCATTAAATTCTATAACTGCATCCATATTATCTTGTCTTATTACAAGTGCAAAATCATTTGATGTATCAGTTATTTTTAATTGGGGACTTGATTCAGCAGTTAAAGTTATATTTCCACTCGAAGAAATACCAGTACTTGAACTTATGACACCCATAGAATGAATATCACCACTAACTGTTACTGCTGATGCAGTTATATTACCATCTACATCTAATTGTGTATCTCCACTTCCACTTAATTTTAATTTTTGATAATCTAATTGGAAATTAGGTGTTTTATCAGCATCACCATTAGCACGAGGATTACCAACTCTCATTTCTATTGCATGATCTGCTGTTACACCATTACCACCAGCTTGAACACCAGACCTCCATAAAATAGAAGCTGCCTGATTAGTGGCAGAACTTGTATAGAATAATAATCCTTGTTCTCCTGCTGCTATACCACCAAAGAATTTAACAAATGGTGCCCAATCGTTATCGGTATCTCCAATATAAGCAACATTACTACCTTGTCTGTCACCACCACCACCTAGGCCAAGAATTAAATGATCGACTGCTTGTAAATTTTCAGAAGCATATACTTTACTTCCACTTATGTTTCCACTTGAGGTTATGTTTCCTTCTACAAATAAATCACCACTTGCACTTATGTTTCCAGTTGTATAAATTGTACCACTTGCACTTATGTCACCTACTACTTCTAATACATCTGGAGTTGTGCTATAATTCCATTTAAGCCCAGTTCCTGATGAGAGTTGATTTACACCATCACTAGCATATGCAATTCCAAAAGTATTCATACTATTCATTTTTGGAACATCTTTTCCTGCAATATATATTCTTCCACTTGCACTTATATCACCTATTGCACCTATTGTTGCTGGGTATCCTTCTGTACTTCCACTTGCTAAAATAGAACCAGTAAATTTGGAAGCAGAATAATTTGTAACTGTAATATTAGTAGTGTCTGTTGTTATGTGGTCAAATGAACCTGTTTTTGCAGTAATAATACCACTTGAACTTATATCACCATAAAATACAGTAGTATCATCAAGTGTTATTCTTCTTGTTTGATTAGTAAAAATATCTTTACCATCTAAATATAAATCACCACTTGCACTTATAGTATTAACAAAAATGTTACTCCAAATTTTTTCTTTGGAACCTAAATCATATGTAGAACTTGAATCTGGTGTTAAATTTGTATTTATATCTGCATTAAATCCTATGGTATCCGTATCAGCATTTCCAAATGTTAAATTTCCATCAATTACTGTATTACCATCAACTTTTAAATTTCCTCCAACATAAAGGTCTCTACTAGCCGAAGTAATTGATTTAATAGTTGTATGATAATCAGATCCCGTATCAACACCTATGTATAAATATTTTTCACCCTGTCTGGCATCAAAGAATGTTTCACCACCAGCTTTTATTTGTATTCTATTAGCTATAGAAAAATCTAATAATGTATCTGTATCAACTGTTTCTGTTGTAACTCCAGCTAAAGAAGTTGCAACTTGTAATCCTCTTATATATCTAGCATCAAAATAACCTGTTAACTTAGTTCCATCTATTCTTCTTGTTGGTAATTTTCCAGCTCTTAAATCATTAACATCATCCCAATTTAAATCTACATGTCCTTGTTCACTGACAAGTTTTAAAGACCCAGAATAAATGTATAAATCACGCCATGGATGTGTTGCACTTCCCAAATCATAAGTACCAACTTCATCTCCTGCAGGGGTTGCTGGCAATATCGAACCACTTGATACAATAGAAACAATTTCATCAGCTAGTGAACCTGAAGTGGCAAAATATTCCGAACCACTTATATTTATTGTCCCCACTACATCTAAAGTTTTTGTTGGTGTATTTGTACCAACACCAACTCTTGAATTTGCCTTATCTAAAGATAAAGCAGTAACAGAACCAGTAGCGTCGGCTACAGCGTTACTTTCTGAAACTTGTAACAACTTTTGAAAATTACTCGATATTACCTTATTACTTAAATCAGCCATCTGATATTCTCCATTGACTTTATACTATATTGCACAATATATGTGATATTTTTTCTCATAAATAAATATCATTTTTTTCTACTTTTTCAATTTTATTTTTATTTAACTATCCCTTTAATATTTTGATTTGGATTTTTTAATTCAAATACACCTGGATTCATAGGTGAAGGAGGTAATATAACTCCTTCATTTAAGGCATTTTCAAAATCATACTTATATCCATAGTTTATAGAACCATCTGAAAGTATTTCTCCTGTTTCAGTATCTACAGAAAACTGAAATGTTGGATATGGTAAAAATTGTTGATTACTTTCCGATGCATTATAATCGTTATCTTGAGTAACAGTTACATAATTAACTGCTCTAACTCCTTCTACCCCCATTAATTCATATTCCAATTTACTTACAAAAATAGGTTGACTAAATTGCATATTTTCAATTCTAAAATACTCTTTTACTTTTTCTATACATCTTAATTTAACTTCTTGTTTATTTACATATTTTTGTGCTATTACATTAAAAAACACTCCAAAATTAATTACATATCCATCTATAATTGATATCTCATCAGTAAGTAATCTAAAATTATCTATATACTTAGATATATTTTGTTTAAGAATTAATGGTATTTCATCAAATCTATTAGAAGCTTCAGGATGTGGATTACCAATTAAATTTTTATTTTTATCATAAGCCAACACATATATACTTATTGTTCCTAAATCAATCGCTTTTGTAATTTGTGATTGTGTTGGCCTTGTGTAATTAGAATAAAAATTTGATATTAATTCACTTACATTATTTACAATAACTGATGATTCATATTCGACAATTAATTCTTGATTTATATTACTTAATAAAGTTTCACCTGCATCTAAATAGTCAATTAGATTGCTTTCTTGTTCTCCATGTTGTAATTCTGATATAACACTTCTTTTACAATATACTTTAGCTATGCTACCATATCTAGAATCTATATTTAAAACTCTAGCTTCATAGTCTTCTTTAGTTACACATCTGTTTTGTGTTGAGAAAAATGATTTGGCTTTTTCTCTTATTTCATCGGTATCTTCACTATCTCTACCACCTCTAGCTGGTTGGAGATTTTGTACCTTCAAAATATTAGCAGATAAATTACCACCTGTTGGTGTTTGTGTGGAAAATTGATTTATTACATCTACAGTAGCATTTGAATTTATACCACCACCAACTCTGTATCTCACACTTAATGTTGTTTGTATTGGTGTTTCACCAAGTGTTGAATATTCATCACCAAGAAGAGGATTAATAGATGCATCTAAATCACCTTCTTGACCAGGTATAATAATTCCTGATTGTTCTAAACTTAAATATCCTTCATTTATATTTGTTCCATTTTTTAATATACCATTACCAAAAACTAATGTTGTTGTATTATCCTCATTCGTTTCACGAGTAAATCTTTTATTTGTTTTGATATACTCTAATGAATAGGGAACTGGAACATCACTGACATATTGTGTTCCATCTAAATTATAATAAGCAGTATCTCTGCTTTCATCATTTATATAATGTGTTTTTATTGGAACTTTATCTTGAGCTAAATAATCTACTTCATACCAATCGTTTCCATTTGAATCTACAACTGATATAATATCAATGACATTTTTATCATCTAAAGTGATTTTTCTAAATTTTTGAGGAGCTTCTATGTCAAAGTTTTTTAATTTTGTTTCACCACTTACAGCTTTTATACTTCTATATAGTCTATATGATGATACTTTTTGAGTAGTTGAATTAATAGTCTCAATTACTTTATTATCATTAGATTGTGATATTGTAAAATCAACAGGTTCTAATGTTTCAAAAATTAAATCTGAATCAAGTACTGATGTAACTTTTATTCCCTCCTGAAAGACTCCCCCATTAGCATAATTTACTAAATGCTCACTACCAGGAACAGAATTTACTTCTGATTCAAATAATAAATCAACATAAGATGGGATGATTGGTTTTACTTTATAACCGAACATTTTAGCCATATTGATTATGTTTCTTCTTTCTTCAGCTAATGGTAATAACATTTCTTTATATTGTTGGTCTATATAAAATGAAGTTACATCACCAACATAAGCAGACATTTCCATTAACATCATTCCAGGAGATGTTTCATTAAAATCTTTATATGTATCAGGAAAATAATTTTTTGCGTAATTTACTAAAGATTGTCTAAAATTTCCAAAATCTTTATTTAAATAATTTATATTCGATTCTTTGAAATCATTCTTACCATATGTTGGCATTAGTCACCTCCTATTGAAATTGTAATACTTTCTAAAGTGTTGGGGTCTTGAATAATTGAAAAATCAATTTTTATACTTATTGTATTTACTCCAACTTCTGTAATTTCTTCACTTGTTGTTACATCTAATTTTTTTATTTCTACAAATGGCAACCAATAGCCAAATGAAGCTTGAATTTCATCTTCTATAGCTATTGTTGTTTCTTCATCTATTTGTTCAAATAAATAGTGTCTTAAATCAATACCAAGAGTCGGTTGCATCAGTCTTTCACCTCTATGTGTATTTAATAAATTTACTATATTATTTTTTACAGCCTCAATAGTTGTTGATGCTGATGCAAAGTAACCTTGTCTATCATCACCTTTTGTTATTGGTAATTGTAAACCAACAAACACATTGCTATCATTATCTTGTATATAAGGTTTTCTTGATAAGTCTCTTATTGCCATTTTATACTATACTCCCTATATCATCATTAAATAATTTAACTTTTGTAAAAGCTTTTTGACCACCTTCATCACTTACATCAAAAGATCTTTTACTTTCAGGGTCTGTTCCAACATAAACATAACCTTCCGACTTCAACCCTGAAGTTTTGTCGAGATTTATACCAGGTAAAGTTGTTCCACCTTCAAGTAATGGTTTAGTAATTTTTTGAACTTGCTCTTCTAAAATAGAAACAACTTGGGCTGCTCCTGGAACTAAACCTGCAATTTTTTTTATAGAATCAATTACTGGTCCATGAGGACCCAATAAAGTTGTCATCGATACATTACAAGATTGGTCTGGAATATTAAAATCCTCAATAACTACAGGTGCATTCATTTGAGTTACTCTAAAATCAGCTTTTGTTAAAAAGTTAACTATAGCCTGTTTTGTAAGTTCAGCCTCAACTTCAATAGGGGAACCTTTTTCTACAGGTGGATTAGTAACACCTTGAATTTTTAAAGCTTCAACTTTTGCATCTATTAAATCTTGTTTTAATCCCATTATTATTTTCCGTATTTTTGTTTTTGTTTTTCATCAGTTTTTTCTAAAACTTCTCTGTAATCTTTATTTAGAAATTGTGCCATTGGGTCACTTGGATTTACACTTTGTTGTGGTGTATCCTTCATCATATCACCATATTGGCCACCAACTAATTCATTCATTCTATCAGTTGTATATTGAGTTCCACCCATAGTTTTCCAATCATCATCTTGAGCTGTTTCATTTAAAACATCATTTAAAACTTTATTAGATGTGAAACTACTATTTTGTGTTGGTTTTTTTTGTATCACAGGTTTGGTAGGTTTTTTTAATTCTGTTATGACTTCTTTAATAGACATAGCAACTTCTTCTCTGACTATTTGTCTGATTATTTGTCTTATATTTGTTTTTTTCTTTTTCATAATTACCTCTTTATTGTTTTTCAGCATTTGGTTCTATAAAATAATATTCACTTAATATGTTGTCGATTTTATCTCTTATTGGTTTTATTAATTCTGTAGATGCAACTAATGGAGTATTACTGGAATCCATTAATGGCATAGGTCCCGCTTGAGTAATAGTCTTAACTTTTGTAAAAGTATCTAATATATCTTCTAATATTGATTTAAGTTGTTTACCTAAAACCATTTTATCCATTCTTTTTTCTCTTTTATATGGATTACCAAAATATACTTTTGATGCATCTAAAATAAAAGTATTATTAACTGAAACTGCTAAATTATTACCTGAGCCTATTAATATATTATTAGCGGAGGATAAAATTACATCATCAATTTTAGAATTTAATATAATTCTATCGGAATTCATAAATATTTGATTTCTATTAAAACCGTAAATAGCTTCTTTTGGTTCTAATTTTTCTGGTGCACCTGATTGGTCTTTCATTAATGATTCAACTTGTTTTTCTATTGTTCTCATTTTAACTCTTTCACTATCTATATACGCTTTGTCTGATGCTAATACAAAATCATATGTAGTTCCAAAATTTTCATCGAAAATCTTACCTAAATGTTGTCCCAAAGTTCCATGTCTTGTTATACTAATTATACTACCATCACCCAAACTTTCCATTATATTTTCTTTATGTCTGGAATTAGATATGAAAATATAAGGATCTACATGTCTACTACCTATTCTTATACTATTACCGTGTCTTCCTTCTAATACCATATCACCATGTGTTTCATTCATAGATCTTCCATGTATAGTTTGGTTTGGATGGTCAAGCTCTGTTTTAGTTATTTTACACATTCTATTAAAAGGTAATTTATCAAAACTCATCGATTCACCTCGTAAAATATCCTCCGATGCTAGGTTGTTTATAAATTGCCCCATACCTCTTTCAGGTTCCCATAAATTATCTTCATTCCAATTTGGACTATTTTGGGTATTTAAAGGACCTAAATAATAATTTATTTCACCTATTGTACATAATAAAATAGGGTCTCCTTTCGCTGGTACATCTGTAATTCCACGAAGTAGAGGTTGATACCTATGGTTTTCACCTAATTGTGATTTTTTTAATTGTTGTTTACTTATATGAGGTTTCGCTATTATTGTATTTATATTTCTCATAGTACCATTACTTCGGAGACTATTTGGTGAAGTACATACCTCCACAACAACTCCTGGTACAAATTGAATAAATACAGGTATATCTATATCCTTACCCGCGTATCCTTTTATACCAACACCCTCAATTGTTTCAATTGTAGATCCCATTTAATTTCCCAAATCTATTGTTTTATTTTTTATACCCTCAAGTTTATCACTTTCTCGTTGTAAATCATCAACTGTATCTTGAAGTGTTCCCATTAACTCTTCCTTTTCAGCATCTGATAATAACATACTCTCATCATCAGCACCACTTGACTTACTTATAATTCTTTGTAACACACCAGCTAATTTAACGAGATGTTCATCATTTTTAACTGCTGTATCCATATATTCTTTTATGATTGGAGCAACCATAACGACATCATCTATGGTTGTTATAAATCCGTGTATTTCAGATATTAATAAATCTATTTGAACTTTACGCTTAGTAGTGTTCTCATAGATATCTTTTGTTAAATCTTGGAAAGTTTTTCCTTCAAATATTTCATTATTATTAGACATCACATCTCCTATGAATGTATCTATTCATATATAAATATAAAATTTGTAAGAAATTGTTTAAAATAAAAAACCCATTTCTCAATGGGTTTAATTATTTAGAAGAATGAACCACTTTTAACTGGAGTTATTGTTCCATTTTTGTGATATTCATTAGATAATTTTTTATAATGTTTTTTTAATACATTAACTACTGAAGTTATATGAGAAGTATTGACATCTGTCATTTCTCTAATTAAGATATATAGAGCTTTTTTGTTGAAATTTTCTATTTCATCCATTCTTTTCATTAAATCTATTATTGAATAGGCAACATTTAAATCTCTTTGTTTCTTAAATATTGTTGGTAAATTAATTTCAAAATAGTTAACTATTTCTTGAGTTAGTTGTTTTAAATCTTGGTCCATATTATTCCCAATATTTTTTTCCCTATCTAAAACCTCTATACCATTATGACTTTTTAGTTTTTTATAGTTGTTATTATTATGTAATATTAAATAATTTTTAGCAACAACTGAAAAATAACTGAATGCTTTTGAACCTTTAGTGTGGTCATATTTGTGCATATTCATTACCATAAAAGCAACAACTTCATGTTTAACATCTTCAAAGGGCATATCAAAATAAGTAAATTTAAAAGTATTAATTATGTTTTCAGCCAACTTATCAAATGCGGCATGAATTCTTGTTCCATAAATTACATTTCTATCACTGTCACTATTTGATGAATTATAATCAACTACAGCATCTTGAACTTCTTGTCCGAAATAAACTTTTCGTTTTTTCTTTTTAACTATTTTTTTAATCTCTTTTTTAACATCATTAATTTTCTTTTTTGGCATCTTGTGTCTCCTCTTCGAATATATCATTTAACAACAATTGCATATCTTTTAATTGCTGAAAGAAAAATCCAGTCTCATCATCCGCTTCATAATGTCCACGAGTGTCAACTTGTTTCATTTTGTTTGTAGCAAATATTATTATTTGCTGAAATTGTGTTATTAAATCTTCATATTGATTTATCCTCTTCAATGAAAAAAATAATAATGTAGATGATACTACACTAATTAAAAAGAATAAAGTAAAAAATACCCACCACATATCTACCTCCTATACCATAAGACTATTACTAATAAAGCAATTAATCCTGATATTCCATTATCACCAATATTAGAAATCATATTTCCAATAGATTCTATAATACCAAATGGGTCTCTAAATAATAATCCACTAACCACAGTAAATACGAATAGTGTAATTAGTAAATCATTAAGTTGTTTGAAACTATTTATTATTGTTTTAAACATTTTATTTTTCATTATTTTCTCCTAATTAAAAAGTTCATCGAACTTTGCTTTCATATTTTTAATATCTTTTTCTGATGTTTTTCTTTTTTCAACAGCTTCATCAGAATGCTCTTCTTCACCTTGTAACCAATTTTGTTTCTCACATATAGTAGATAACCAATCACCAAAGTGAATGATTGAACCTAAACAATGTCTTGTATCTACATAAGACCTAAAATAAGTTTCAGCTGCTGAGTCAAACAATCCATCAGCACATATTATAGCTTTATAAACATGTGGATTTAAATCAACATTATATTTTGCAAGTATCCACAAAGCTCTATCGTGAACTGTCATAAAGTCTAAATCTTTATTATGAGTATACCACTCATTTAATTTTTTTCTTCTCCACTCATCTGTTTGAAACTTATAGTAAGGTTGTGTTCCATCACCAAGTTTACCCAAATCGTGAAACATAGCTGCTAATACAACATCACTATCTGAATGTATTGATTTGACTCCATTAGCTTCATATTGTTTCTTAATCATTAATGAATTTTTAATCACATGTAAAACATGGTCAAGATAACCACCCTTAAAACAATTGTGATAATTTGGACGACCAGATGCAGGTGCAGTTTTATATTCATCTTCAAAGTCTTTATGAAGTTTCATTATGTTATCAAATTGTGCATCATCGAAATAATCATCTATGATACGCATTAGTTCTTTCCAGTTATTGTCCATTTGTTCTTGATTTATCATCTTCCTACCTCTTTTAAATATTTTTCTTTTGCTTCTTCCCAAGTCATATTAAACATATCATTGTAAAATAATGTCTCGTCTTTAATTCTATCTTGTTCTAATAATTTTGTATATCTTTTAATTGCTTTCTTTTTCCACCATCTGTTGATGTATTCATAATCTTCTACAAACTTTTTCTTCATAACCAATTCACTATCATCAATTTCGTTTCGTAAGTATTCTAAACCATTGTCATACATATTGGCAAAGAATACACCCCTTTTAAATCCGTGTTCATAATCTTTTATTTTAATTCCAAGATGTCTGAATACTCTATTAATAACATTTTGTTTTGGACCTGTTGCGTTAATAGCTTTATCAAATTCTTCAAAATGATTTTCTTTTAACCATTTACTCCAAACTTTATAAACAACATCATCAGGTTTGATAACAATCTTACCAGCAGATTCTCCAAGTGTTTTCCAATGAGGAATACCATTGTATTGAGAATGAACACCATAAAGAGAAGTTGTAGTAACACCAACAAGAATATCATTATAATTATCTTTCCACTTATCTCTTATAGTTGATGTTGTTACTAATGCTGATAATAATTTACCTCCAAGAAAGTTAAATCCTAATGGTTGTGTTGGTACGATTGATGTACCGATACAGGTATGATTAAGTTTGTGGTCAACGAATTTATTATCTTTAGTCCACTTGATATAATCATCTCTAACTTTAATTGAAGTCACATCTGAACCAACTGATATAACACCAAGATATTTTCCTGTAATTTTATCTCTAACAAAGAACCTTAAATTTCTTCCTGGATTTGAAGAGAATTCCATCGATGATATTAAAGTTCTCAATAGTGCCCAAGTTTCAGGGGTTTTGGCTATTTCTACAATTGGTTCAAGATTTTCTATTTCTGAAATGGTAAGTTGTTTATTGTAAATATCGGTTGGTTTCCAAATATTGTTATAGAGTATTTCTACTTTTGGATATTTTTTAATAAATTTCTGTCTTACACCTTCATCTTTATTAAACTCTTGCCATTTCTTATACAATGTTTGTTCTTGTACAGACATTGATTTAAGCATATCAAGATTTTTGATAAAGTTTTCTTTTTCTTTATCAAAATTAAATTCAGTTTTTATGTCGAAAAATTTGTCTATGTTCATATATATAGATCAGCTGATCAAGATCAGATCAAGATCAGATCAGCTGTAATAGCATTATAATAACTGCTAGCCCTAAACTTAAAAATGTTTTTAAAGATATTGTTTCTCCCAAATATAACCAAGTCATAATTGGAAATGAAATCATACTTGTAGCAAATCCTAAAAGACGAACAGACCACAAATTACCAAATCCTTGATAACCTAATTTAGTAGAATACCAAAATAATGCAGTAATAGGTATACCCATTAATAATGAAGTTGCAAAACCTTTCCAAGATTTCCAAAAATCCCAAACAAGTTGGCCATTAAGTTGATACCAGATTAAAACATTATTTAAAAAAAATATTATTATTGTTAAAATTATATAATGTGATTTCATTATTTTGATTTCCTCATATGTCTTTTTTGTGCCTTTGACATCTTATTGGATTTTTTTGTAACCATTTCTAATTTACCAGTATCTTCATTTAATTCTGGTTCTTTACTTA